TAGTGACTGATCCAAGATTGTCCACATCTCTATCAAAATGTCTAAGTTAGTCCTTGTGAACGACCGATTTCTTGAAATTGCAAGCCAAATAAACATCTCTTTTCAAAAAGTAAAACCCTTAAGTCAATTCAAAGATTTTCCAATGCAAGTTTACGTCAATAACCTTTTATACACGACAGAGGCTGAATTGCCGATATTAAAGAAGCAGAGGAACAGTAATGCTGTGAAATTTATTTATACTAATGATGAAGTTGATTATTCAGATTTTAAAAGTATGTGTACTGATCGAGAGCTATATGACCAGTTAGATGAGAATGGATTATTGGAATCTTTACATATTAAATTGAGGAATGAATTTGGTTTGAAAGATGAGGATCATCCAATTACTTTTCTAAATGAAAGTGAGCTTGATAAAGGAATGTCTCCAGTTGGCCAAGTAAAGACTGAGTTTGGATCTCTTCAAAAAATAATGGCAGGAATGAATCTACATGATTCACATCAGATTCAAAAAGTAAAAGAATGGACTAGTGATGATATAACGAAAGCGAAGCTTTGGACTGGAGGTACCGTGCATAAATTTCAGAACTTTATGAATGCTCAAACTGTTACGATTGATGAAGTGTCACGTTTAATATTGAATTCAGGTTTAATTGCTGTGTATAAAGGTAATGAAGTGAATGTTTACCCAACTACTGTTGATCCATCTTATGTTCCTGGAGCTCGAAGTGAAATTAAATCATTGTCAAAAACTGAGTATAAAAGAGTCTGCGATGAGGCTCAGCATCATCAACTTGATTGGATTATGACTTCCCCTATCTCAACTGTGTCTATTAAAAATGATGATGAAATTGTGAATGTGACTGGAATTTGGGCGATTCCGGCGTATGTAGTCAATGGCTTTTATCTGCATTTTAAATCCCACCAAGTCTCAGAATTCTCATTGGATTTGGGTCCACCTGAAGATGATGAAAGTGAAGATGAAGATTTTTTTATTGCTCAAGACGAGGAGAGAAAATCCGATGTTGTAGAATCCAAAGAGGGTGTAAATGCATCAAAAAATCAGTCTCAGATTGTTCATGATGTTAAAAGTCAAGATGAAATGGATGTTGAAGAATCTGGAAAAAAGGAAGACTTTCCTGAAATCAATTTAAAATTTGATTCTGATGATGAAGACACTGGAAGGGGTTTCCAATCTACTCAGCCCTTGACTCCAGCTGATCCAAAACCTATTAGACATAGACGTGAAAGGCGTAAGTCTGACGTTAAAAGGAGCTATACCGCTTCATTTGTTAAAGCTCGAGATAGTTCTCCAGATACAACGACTCCAGTTTTGAGTCCAACATATGTCACTTTACCGCCTGATGAGACAAAGAATTTGATGACTAAAGAATTAGTTATGTCTCCAGCTGTTAGTGCTCTTCCGGGTGTAGACAGTCATACTAAAGCAATTGCTTCAACCCTCGAAAAGTATAGTAACACTTATAAACCAAGTGATCGGAGACCTTCAACTACGAGATTGTCGGGTGACAGACGAGGACTCGGTTCGGGAGGAGGAAGAATGCCTCAAACGGTTAGCCCTTCACGGTTTCTGAATCATACACAGGACAGAGTTCTCAAAACGTCTGTTGCGCGTGAGAATATTAGTGAGAAGGATATCGAACTATTAAAAATATTAGCTCCAATGGTTCCATTAGTGACTGATCCAAGATTATATGAAGTCATACAAGGAACAATAATCAATATTCTTACAGATAGATTGCAGTAGCGTGTCACGTAGGAGACCTGGATAATGTTGATAGAGACCAAATGTGGGACTAATAGCAGCGGTTGCATGT